AGTAGCGGTAATCCATATCACAAACCTGCTGGTTCATCTGCTGGAGGACAGTTTGCTAGTGCTCCTGGTGACGGATTGATAGCTGCGAGAGCTGCGAGAAAAGCAGCTGGTTTAGACCCAAATTTTCGCGACCTCATTACACAAATAGAGAATTGCCCCGAGAATGTTCTCGATTCTATGTCAATTGTTCGAATAAAGGACGCGCTCGAGGAAGGACTTTATTCTGATGCTGAAGTTTTGTTAGAATTTGATGATGATCGATTGGTTGCAGCGTTGTCGTATAAAATTGAGAAAACACAATTAGGAAAACAGGAATATCGAGAAATGATTATCGGTTACGTAGGTTCTATTAGTAGAGGTGCAGGACTGAGATTAGTGAAACAAGTGTTTTCTATCGCTGCAAATAAAAATGCATCAATAGAAACGGACTCTATTCACGGGAAATTGATGACAGGTTTACAGCAGAGATTCGGTTTTACTATTACTCATCGTGGCAGCAGATATCCTACAGTTTATATTAATAATACAATTGTTCGTAAGATGTGGTCGTTTTTCAAAGATAAATGAGCAAAGGAGAATATGATGGCAGATAAAAAGGTAAAGAAAAAAGAGTCTCATAGCGATTTTATAGAACTACTAATTTCATGGTTAGAGGAATTAGGTTATGAGCAGAGGTAATCCGTATCACGTCCCTGCTGGTTCGCCTAAAGGTGGTCAATTTACGAGCGCAGCTATTGGTGCAGGAATTAGCGCTTCGTTAGCTGCAGGAGTACAACCAAATATAGCAGATATACGAACTAAATTTCATGAGTATCAATTTGAACGTCCTGTAGCAAATGAAGAAGAGCAGCTCGCCGAACAGTTTATACTTAACATACTTTATAAAGCGGAAAAGTATCCAGATATGTCTACTAGTTTATTTGAATTCGACGAAACAAATGATTTAGTAGGAGCATTAGAGTATACATCATATAATGATGAGTCTCATCAACTAGTATTAGATGTTAAAGCATTAGGAGCGGTATCTCGAGGCGCAGGACTAAAACTCACTAAACGGATAATAGATTTAGCGTATGAAAAAGGTGCGAGTATAACTGCAGATTCGAGACATTTTATGCAAATGAGAGGTTTCGCGAAAAAATTTGGTTTTATGGTTAGCGAATTAGATTATTCAGGAGATACATATTCAGGAGGTGAATACGGATTAATCAAAATTCCTAGTGCGATTGTTGGTAGTATTTATCGATATTTGAGTAAGCGAGGAAAATAATGACGAGTACAGGTAATCCATATCATGAACCAGCAGGATCTTCGAAAGGTGGTCAATTCGCTAAAGCGCCAGGAGATGGATCGATTGCAGGAAACGCAGCTCGAAAAGCTGCAGGACTTCCAGATATTCCTCAAGCGGTTATTGATCGAAGACTAAAAGATGTGGCTACAGATGGTTTATCTTGGAGATTACGAGAAAAGAAAAAAGGACAAATAGAGCGTCCTAAAAATGTTGAAACGTCAATTGCTGATTTAGATCGTCAAGGTAATTGTTATTATTACGCCGCTGATTTCGTAATTCGTAATGAAGGTTGGGAATTAGTACACGCAGATATTTTTCCTATGTACGGACCTTTTATGGATACTTCGTATGCTCATGCTTTTGCGATGAAAGATGATGTGGTGTATGAACCTACGTTCAATAAGTTTTTTACCAAATCAGCATATTTCAAATTAATGGTACCTATAAACATGCGTATATACGATCGTAAAAAAATGTATAAATGGATGCTAAAAACGGAGACGTATGGAAATTGGGAATAATGTTTTTGAAATAGCTAGTATTTGCGATATTGCGGTATCAGCAGAGATATTAGCGAAAATTAGAGAACAAGTTAAAAAGGACTAAAACAATCAAAACGAGCGTTTTGAGGCTCGCACGAATCATTCTAAGAAACTCTTGAGCGATATATATATGGTAATATACCTACAAAATCAGCGGATTAGTCAATATGCTAACTTTTGATAATATAGACGTATTAGTTGCCCCTGTCCTCGATTTGTTCAATGAGTTCATATCGAGTGTGATGAATGATATTGTTCGTCGATTAGTTTCATTAGATTACGCTACACCTACGGCCGCGTGGCAAGTGCAACGTTTAGTAGAGAGTGGTTTAACATACGAAGAAATATTAGAAAAACTAGTGAAATTTGTACCTAAATCTAAAGATATGCTAAAAGTAATGTTCGAAAAAGCGGGGGTAAAAGCTATAGAGTTTGATGATTTAGTGTATAAAGCCGCAGGTCTCAAACCGTTACCACTAAATTTATCTCCTGCTATGGTTGACGTTTTAGGAATAGGATTACAGAAAACTCAAGGTTTGTTTGTTAATTTAACCAATACTACTGCGTTAAGTGGTTCGAATGCTTTTGTGCAAGCAGCAGATTTAGCATACATGCAAATTTCGACGGGAGCTTTTGATTACGGAAGTGCTATCAAACAAGCAATTACTCGTTTAGCGAAAGATGGATTAACTACTGTAACATATACTAAAAGACGTGATAAACTTGAAGTAGCTATGAGACGCACAGTGTTAACGGGAATAGGACAAACTGCAGGTCAATTGCAAATGACCCGAGCACTAGAAATGGAAGCAAAACATATTCAAGTATCTGCGCATATTGGAGCTAGAGATCAGGGAGAAGGACCGCAAAATCACGAGAGTTGGCAAGGAAAAGTGTACTCTTTGTTCGGAGATGACCGATATCCTGATTTTATTGAAACTACAGGATATGGAACAGGAGAAGGTTTATTAGGTTGGAATTGTCGTCATCATTTTTATCCGTTTTTTGTGGGTATTTCTGAAAACGTGTACGATGCTAAAAATCTTCGTGAAATGGCAGATGCGACTGTTGTGTACAACGGAGAAAAATTATCTATATACGAAGCTAGCCAAAAACAGCGAGCTATTGAGCGTTCTATACGAAAAGCAAAACGAGAAGCTAAATTTTTAGAGATTGCTAAACTTGATAATACGAAACAAATAACAGAAATACGCGAATTGCAAGCTAGAATGCGAGATTTTATAAAGCAAACAGATCTTAACAGACAATACGGTAGAGAACAGATACCTGGATCGAGAGTTAAAAAAGTAGTAGTTACACCTGAAGTTAGATTCGACATGAGAACTGCTAAATACACCGTATCTTCTACGTCACGCGGTAGCGGATATTTCGAATCTAAATGGGTTGTATTTGATGATGGCACAGAAGCTATAATGAAACCTGATCCTGTTCAGTATTTTGCTCGAGAAATTGATAATACTACTTGTTCAGAACGAGAAGCTTTAGCATATGATATGGACCAAATTCTGGGTACTAATTTAGTACCTGAAACGGTTTATCGAAAAGATGTAAATGCATCATTTCAAAAATATATTTCTAATGCGCCTACAGGAATTTATGCTACGCATAAAGTAAAAAATCCAGAAGATTGGGGATTAATGGCTTTGTTAGATATGGTGTTAGGAAACGAAGATCGTCATTATGGAAATTTATTGGTTAAAAACGGTAAACTTTATGCTATTGATCATGGATTAATTTTACCAGATGTTGACGACATTCAAATACCTTTTGATGAAGTATTTAGCAAAGTTTCGCGCTCTTTGTTGCCTCCACTTCGCGTGACATTAGCGCAGTTACCTTTAGATATAGCATTCAAACGACGTTTACAGAATTTACTTCCTTCAACACAACTTCAAAAATTTGGAGAAGGCGTTATCACGTACGAAGAATGGCAATCTCTAAAATCGCGAATACAAAGAATCATCGATAATTGGGATGAGTTTTTCTACTAGGAGATGCATGAAAGATTTGATTATTTGTAAGCGAAATAAAAATAAAGCTCGAGAAATAGGACGACTAACTCCTACAATGGAATGGATAGGAGATAACCGATGTCGTGAGTTTGTTCTAGAATTAGCTGCTAAACGAGAGCTGAACTTGGCACTGTCTAGTGATCGTGAGCTGTTTCTAAGGCATCTCTCAGGATCGTATATATGGGCAATTCTAGGAAACCGAAACGTCAATATATGATATAATATTATTATATAAACTCGCTAACCACAAGCGTAAAAAGGTGGATGCCGGACGGTGCTAACCGTCTAAAAAAAGCTAGGTAGAATTAAGGAGATTTGGACATGAATAAGAAAGATTTAACGAAATTAGGACTTGAAGACGAGGACGTAATCCAAAAGATTATTGTTCTGCACGGTAAAGATATCGAAAAACGCAAACAAGATGCTGAAGCAGCTACTGCCGAAATCGCTTCATTAACTGAAATGCTTGAAACTGCAACTGCGACTATTGATGAGTTTAAGAAATTAGACATTGATGCAGTTACTAAAAAAGCAGATGAATGGAAAGTGAAAGCTGAAACTGCTCGGGAAGAGGCTGATACGCGTGTATCCAGTATCAAATTTGATTACGCTCTTGAAAAAGCTCTGATCGCTGCTAAAGTCAAAAATCCTAAAACTGTGATGACGTTACTCAATACAGAAGCTCTTGAGTTAGATAAGATAGGAGAAATTCCTGGATTAAAAGAGCAGCTTGTAAAAATTCAAGAAGATAACGATTTCTTGTTTGATAACGATGATCCAGATCCTCCGAAGATAATTGATACAACTAATATTGATGATGAAGTTAGCAATGTAATAATCGATGCAGCTCGAGAAGCTGCCGGTGTATTACAAAAGGAGTAATGGATTATGACACAGTCAATAGCTCTCGCAACTAAATTTCAACCGATTTTGGATGAAATTTATAAATTAGCGAGTTTAACTGGACGTATGGACGCAAAGACCAAACCTATCGATTTTGCAGGTGCGGGAGTCGTCAAAATATTCAAAACCGAAGTTATCGGTATGGGTACTTATTCGCGTACTGGTGGTTATCCGAAAGGACAGATCACTGGCACATGGGAAACTCTAACTTTGGAGAAAGAGCGAGGTCGTGAGTTTTCAATTGATCGTATGGACGATGAGGAAAGTCTTGGGATGGCTTTTGGTACTCTCGTAGGTGAGTTCATGCGTACTAAAGTAATTCCTGAAGTTGATGCTTATCGATTTGCGAAATATGCGAGTTGGTCTGGAATTTCGACTACAACCGCCGCAACACTCACAGCCACTACGATTTTAGCAGCAATTGATGCTGCAGGTCTGCAGTTAGATGAAGATGAAGTTCCTTCAGAAGGTCGTTTGTTATATCTATCCTCAACTATGAATCGGTTTCTTCGATCAGCCGTCACCCGTATGTTAGCAAATCAAAATACTGTAGATCGTCGACTAACCACTCTCGATGACATGACGGTTATTCCAGTTCCTCAAGCGCGATTTTATACTGCGATTGATTTGGATGCTGGCGCAACGGTTGATGCTGGTGGATATTCGAAAGCTGGTGCAGGCGTGGATATCAACTTTATGCTGATTCACCCTTCTGCTGTATTGCAAGCAAAGAAACACGCAAAACTCAAAATCTTCCAACCTGATGAAAACCAACTTCTAGACGCGACTAAAGTTCAGTATCGTCTTTACCACGATGCGTTTGTGTATGATCAAAAGGTCGATGGCGTGTATTTGCATAAGAAAGCGACCTAATCGTGACTGAACTATACTCGTAAAGGAGGTATGGAATGCCAATAAAAACTGTTGAAGGCATTGGTTGGCTCAAAACTATTAACAATAACTTCGAAAATTTGGCAGAAGCTGAAGGACTAATCGCAACGATTAGTGTTGGTTTAGAAGCTACTGACATTATCAATGTTGAAGTACAACTCGTTTATCGCGGAAGTGGTGCAGATATTGATCATGTCGAAGCGTGTCACGTGTATTTGTCAGATGATTCGGCCGGAGGTGACTTAATCTCAACCGCTCCTAGTGGTGGTTGGGCAATAGGCACTAAAGGTGTGTTGATTTCTCAAATCACGAATAAGATGGCTTTGGTGATGTGTGCTGCTGACGGTATCTTCGATATTGATATTGAAGAGTCGGGAACTAAAACGCTTTATATGGTTGTAATTGCACCTGATGGAAATGTGTACGTTTCATCCGCAATCATATTCGCAATTGTGAGCTAACAATGAACCCACGTTGTTTCTATATTCATGAACATTTGCATAAAGGAAAAACGTATCGAGAAGCCCTAGAGCAACGTGGGTATAAGCGTGTTAAGTATGTAAGAGACTCTGGTTTTGTTCTTCTAGATCATGACGTTAATGCGCAAGGAGCAGGACGAAGAGCTCAAGTAGTGCAAGCATATGCTAGAAAAATCCCTTTGTTTATCTACCCTCATTCGTCGAGACCAAATGTTATGTACGACATTTGGCGTCCTTGGAAACATACAAAAGCTAGTTTTGTAATTGCAGAAGGTCATGCAGAAGTACTAAGACGAATCGATTATCCTTGTCCAATTGAGATAGTTGGTTGGACTTATACAGATATAAAACCATTTGTACCGAGTAAACCAATTGGTAAAATCAAAGTACTATTCGCACCTCTTCATCCTCTTGGAGATGGTTTTTTGCACGAAATAGACCGAGAAATTAATTTCAAAACGTATAAAATGTTATTAGGTATGGAAGATATTGACTTAACAGTTAGATACATAAATACCTTAGAACGCAACAAAATCTGGGATAGTCCAAATGCAACAATGATTCGGGGAAAACCAGATGGAACTTTTGCGGAAATTGAGGAAGCTGATATCATTATAAGCGCATATACTCACGCGTATATGGCTGTAGCATTAGGAAAACCATTGATTATGATGGGAGAACGAACGCTTCCGCATGCTGGTAATTCTATATGGACAGCTTGGAGTGAGCAATGGGAGAAGTACAAAACGTATATGGAATATCCGTTCAACATTGAGGATGTAGTCGGTGAACCTAAGAAAGCATTAAAAATGATATACGAAGCGATGCGAAAAAACGCTAATGTTGAACAGTGGAAAAAGATATTTATTGGTGAGGCATTCGATCCTAACTATTTTGTTACTACATTGGAGACATATTTATGATAAGTGTGATTATTACTTCCTTTACGGATTTCGGTGATTATACTACACCACTCATAGCTTCTATGCGTTTGATGGAAGAAAAACCTTTTGAGCTAATTGTTATTGACAATGGTTCAAAAGATCCTTATCCTCGAGGAGATTATACGCTTGCGCGATTTGATAACCCAATCTCATGGTCTCGTATGCTAAATTATGGTGCTTCTTTAGCTGCAGAGGATTGGTTGTGTTTTCTAAATGACGATGTTAGGTGCTTCGGTCGATTTGTAGATATTATTGAAGATATGAACAAACACGGTCTTTATGGTTCTAAGTTGAAAACAAAACCACCAACATGGCAAAATATGGGTATAGAAATTAAGTATATCCCTGCGTGGATGTTAGTAATACAAAAATCGCTTTACAATAAAATCGGCGGAATGGACGAATGGTATCCAAAAGCTGGAGTAGACGATATAGATTTTTGTTGGCGAGCGGACCAACTTGGCATACCTCTTGTAGAAGTAAAGTTCCCGTTTGCTCATCTCGCTTTCGAGAAACGCCGACGAACTAAATGGTTCGGATTCGACAAACAAATGAAAAAGTCTATTGATTATTTTAGAAATAAGGTCAATACAAAATGATACTCGGAATTATACCGGCTGGTGGAAAAGCGCGACGTTGGGATGGATATCCTAAAGAGTTATTACCGAGTGCTAATGGCGTTACTTTACTCGATCGTACTGTAGCAGCTATGAATCGCGGAAATGCTGATCACGTTATGCTAATTACTAATCAAGAAAAAGTACAAATGCACGTTTATCAATTAGGCGATAAAGTTAGTTATCATATTAAAAGTGACGAAAACTTATGGGACTCAATTACAAAAAGCTTCATATATCGAGCAGATTGGTATTTGTTTGCAATGCCAGATACATATTATCCAAAAGATATTTTTACTAATCCAAAAATGCGCGAAAGAAATTTTGGTTTAGGCGTATTTGATACGTACACTCCTGATAGATTCGGTGTGCTAATAAATGGCAAAATACGGGATAAAGAATATTTGTCAGGCGCATTACCGTTTGAAGCTTGGGGTACATTGAATTGGTCTTCCGCAGTTGTAAATTATTGGATATCTCATCTTGACGAAATTAATTCGTTTACAGACGCTCTTAATCTCGCAATAAAGAAATTTAGTTATCATACGTGTCGAATGGATTATTATTTTGATATGGCAGATTGGCGAAAGTATGCTGATTTTGTGAGGGAAGTGACAGAATGGGAATACTAGAAAAAATCGCGCTCGAGTATGTGGATGGAAAAGGAGTTAATCATAAAGAAGGATCGAGATTAGCGAAATTAGCTGGAACTGTTCCTATTAAAGGTGTAATAGTCGAAATCGGTTCTTACAAAGGACAATCTGCTGCATATCTTTTAGGAGGCAGCGATGAAAGCATAATGGTTTATTTGGTTGATTTGTGGGATCGGTCGAATCTGACTATTGTGTCAGAATCTAATCAATATGCTGTAGCGAGTGAAGGACATAAAAAACTACTTCTCAAACACTTAACTCGTTTACACTTGATACACCGAGCTGTTTTATTGCAAGGATTGTCAGTTGAACACGCAGCAAAGTGGACACTACCTATCGATATGCTATTTATTGATGCAGACCATAGTTATGAAGGAGTTAAACTTGATTTCGATTCTTGGTATCCATTTGTGCGCAAAGGTGGTATTATCGCATTTCATGATTACAGTACTACTTGGTCAGGTGTTGTTAAACTTATTGATGAAATAGAGCAATCGGAAGATTTGAAATTTGTAGATTTAGTCGATCGAATTTGGTATGGAGTAAAAAGCTAATTATGGCAACTTATACTGATTGGGACTTCTACAAGAATACGTATTTAGGGACTGATATTGACGAAGACGATTTTGTTAAATTAGCTCTAAGAGCTAGCGCGACTTTAGATGCGTTAACTTTTGATCGAATACCTGATATTATTGAAGATAACGACGATGCTGAATTAATTGCTCTAATTGAAATGGCTACATGTTCTATTGCTGACGAAATGCAAAGTTTAATTTCGGATGGTCCTGTAGTTGCTAGTGAACGCATCGGTCAGCAGTCGGTATCGTATGTTCAAAATCCTACTATGCAATTATCCGACGACGACAAATTCAAGAGAGCTGCAAAACTTTATCTCGGTCGTACAGGGATAATGTTTCAAGGATTCGAATCTGATGAGTATGGTGGAACAGAGGATGACGAATGATAACAAACGCTGATTGCACATGGTACACAAAATCGGTTGTTTTAGGTTTAGAGTCATGGGCGAGCCAAATTATTCGTAAAGTAAATTGGCAGCATCGAAAAGCTGCTAACGTAATTCAATCAGGGTTACTATCTGCGAATAGTGTGAATATATATATACCGCCTCCAAACGAGGACCTTGCGGTGAATCTAGGTGATATCTTCGTGAAAGGTGCAGTAACAGACATCATCTCTCCTAGTTTTACTATCACTGATTTGAAAGAGAAATATGCTAATGTCGTAAAAGTTACTAGCGTTGATCCGATGGATTGCGATAGCCAGCGTTTGCGCCATCTTCAAATAGGAGCTTCATAATGACTGCTCCCTTTATTCGGACACCTCGAGGTTTTGTAACTACTGGTAGAAATGGAAGAGCTAAACTAGTTTGGAACACTAAATTTCAACCTAAATGGCAAAAACGATATACTAAAGCTCAAATATTTATAGATAGTGAGGTACTTCGTCTTTGTGAACCATTTACACCATTACTTACAGGAGTAATGATAAAAACAGGAGATCTCGGTACAAAAGTAGGAAGCGGAGTAGTTTCATGGATTGCACCTTATTCAGCAGCTCAATATTACATGAAACGTAAGAATCCTAGCAAAACAGGACCTCTTCGAGGACCTTGGTGGTTTGAACGAATGAAAGCTATTTTCAAATCAGCAATTATTCGAGGAGCGGCTAAATATGCTAAAGGCGAATTATGAGTATTCTTAGCAATTTACGAACGTATTTGAAAACATATACTAATCTAAAAACCGATGCTCCTATTTGGATTAGTTACTTAGGAGCGTCACCCACAGAATATTCTATAGTTCCTTCGCCTGGTAATCAGATTATTGAAAAGTATATAGATGGATCGTCATTACGAACATATCCATTTGCTTTTCAATCAGTTGAAAGTACTGCTGACGATTTAGAACGACTCGAAAATATTGGATTTTATGAAGAGTTACTAACTTGGTTTGAACACCAGACTAGCGATAAAATGTTACCTAGTTTAGATGAAGGCCAAGAGTGTATAAGCATAGAAGCACTTGGGTGGGGATTTTTGTTTGCAGAAGGAATCTCCGACACAGGTATTTATCAAGTTCAGTGTCAATTAGTTTACAATCAAGAAGCGTACTAAGGAGGTACAATAATGGCAGCAACAACAGGTAAAATAAAACGAAGTTTGATCGCAACATTTGTAGATACATCTGGACCTGCTGGAAGTGAAACTTACTTTTTGCTTGGAGAAGGTGTTATTTCCGGGAAAATCAACTATAATCCTAAAACATTGGAGGAAGTGTATATCTCCGAAGATACAGCAAATATTGCTGTTGAGAGTTACGCGCCAACTATGCCAATTCAAATGACTGCAATTGCTGGAGACGAGGTTTTTGATTATATCAATGCTTTACGCGTAGCTCGTGCAGTATTAGGTGATGCCGAAACAACCATCGTCAATGTTTGGATGTACGAAGATGGTGGACCTGATGCGTATCCTGCAGAGCAGCAAAAAGTAAGCATTCAAATCAATGATATCGGCGATGAAGGTGGTGCAGCAGTTAAACTCAATATGGTAATCAATTATATTGACGATCCCTTAATTGGTACATTTGACGCAGAAACTGCAGCTTTTACAGAAACTGTAGTATCGTAAATAATTTAGTTAACAGGAGATTTTAGATGAATACGGAAAGTAATATTCGTATTGATGTAGGTATTAAACGTGTCATTATAAATAATGACTCGAATCGCATAATTGAATTCAATCCCAGTGATATAGAATTCGCCGAACGATTTTATCAATTAATAGAAGACTTCGATACAAAAATGAATGATTTCGAAGAACAGGCGAAGAAATTCGTGAATATCAAAGGATTACATAAAGAAGATATTCCTGATGATATGAAAGAGCGATTTGCTTTTATGCGAGAGGTTTGTATATTCATCAAAGATCGTATCGATAATCTATTTGGAGAAGGGACATCTCAAATAGCATTTGGTAATGCTACAAATTTTGATATGTTTGTTCAATTTTTCAATGGCCTTACACCAATTTTCAATGATGCTCGAACTAAAAAGATCGCGAAATACATTGATAAAACTCCTAAAAAGGTAATGAAATAAACATTTTAATTGACCAACTTCCAACTGCCGTTGAAATAAATGGGCAGGAATATGCGATAGAAACGAATTTTCGTGAGTGCTTAAAAGTTATTACGGCATTTGAAAGCGAAGATCTCGTTCAACGCGAGAAATTACTTATAATGCTTACTCTTCTCTATTCTTCAATACCCAAAGACATGACACAAGCAATAGAGACAGCAATTAGATTTTTAAATGCTGGAAAAGAAACTAAATCTAGTAATGAAGTTGGTCCGCGAGTATATTCTTTTGTTTACGACGCAAGTTTTATCTTTTCAGCGTTTAGACAAACTCATAGTATAGATCTCGAACAAATCGAGTATTTGCACTGGTGGAAGTTTTTAGCCCTGTTTATGGATTTGGGAAGTGACACTGCTTTTTGTAGTTTGGTGAATCTTCGTCGACGAGTTAAAACAGGAGTAGCTTCGAAAGAAGAGTGGAAACTATCGCTTGATATGGGAGATATATTCGATCTCCCTGAACTTGATATGAGAACACCAGACCAAAAAGCTAGAGCGAAAGAGTTTATGCGACTCATTGGAAAAGGAGACTGATTGTGGTAATAAGTGGTTACGATGGTTCAATCAACATTGATACCAAAATCGATACTGACGAATTTAACGAAGGTCTCGATGAAATGGCAAAAGAAATGGAAAAAAAGTTTGCTGAAATGAGAGACTCTATCGATGATTTCGCTACTCAAGTTCGAGAAGGATCGACAACGGCGGCAGAAGGATTAACTGTTCTTCAAGCGATAATTGCAGCTATCGGCGTTGGAGTAGTTATCGTAGCTGCTCTTATACTTGTCGCCGTTGTAGCTATTATTGCAGCAATCGCCGGTGTCATCAAGATAATGATCAAATCGATGACTGCTTTGTACGATTTAGAAGGGTATGCCACAGAAGTTAAAGAGGCTTTTGAAAACCTAAAACTCGCATTTGCTACTGCTTTTCAACCTCTATTATCTGCTGCTTTACCCATTATTTTAGTTATCATTCAATGGCTAACTAAGCTTCTATATTTTATCCAAATGGTAGTAGCCGCTTTTATGGGCCAAAAACAAATTATGATTGCTACAGCTGGAGCAACTGGAGCTGCGGCTGGAGAAGCTGGAAAATTAGCCGAGAATTACCGCGAAGCTGGAGAAGCAGCTAAAGGCGCACTAGCATCTTTCGATGAATTGAATGTACTGCAAATCGAAGAAGAGAAACCGACGGCTGGAGGTGGAGGAATTCCAATTGTTTTCGAAATGATCGATGTTGATGAAGGAATTTGGGAAGTTGTTCAAAATATAAAACAATGGTTTGCAGATGCTTGGTTATGGGTTTCTACTAAAGCTATCGACGCGTGGACTTGGATTAAAGAAACTTGGAATACTGCTAGTGAATGGTTCCTTATGATTGTCGCACTGTGGGTAGAAGCTTTTACCGCAGCTTGGAATTGGATTTCAGAACAAGCAGCAATTGCGTGGGAATGGATTTCGGCTTCGGCTATTATAGCTTGGGAATGGATCGTAGAAATTTGGGGAAATGCGACTACTTGGTTGTATGAATACGTTATTAATCCTTATCGCGAAGCTTTTATAGCAGTTTGGAGTTTTATTGGTATTTTAGCTCGAAATGCTTGGGCAGTTACTAAGTGGGTCTGGAGCATCGCTAAAGCTTGGTTTATAGAACATGTAATCGATCCTTGGACAGCAGCTTTTACCGCAGCTTGGGAATGGATTTCAGAACAAGCCACAATTGCGTGGGACTGGATTGTAGAAATATGGGGAGAAGCAGTAGCATGGTATAAAGAAAACATATTAGAACCTCTCAAAGAAGCTTTTGGAAAAGCTTTGGACTGGATTAAAGAAAAATGGACTATTATTTTCGAGTCTATTCGCGAAATTGTGATAGGAATTATTAACAAATTAATTACAGGAATTAATACGTTTATAGGTCATGTTCTTGGTGGAGTAAATCGAGTAATCGATGCGCTAAATAATCTTGGAAGCGTTGTTCCTGGATGGGAAATTATACCTAATATAGGAATTCCTGTTATCCCTCCATTATTAGCAATGGGTGCAGTTATTCCTCCTAATAGTCCATTCGCAGCGATTCTTGGAGATCAAACATTTGGAACAAATATCGAAACTCCTGAAGCTCTTTTGCGTCAAATAATACGAGAAGAAGGTGGTGGAAGTAAAGATGTTATAATTAAATTTGAAGGAGATTTAGGTGCATTAGTAATGCAACTAAAACCTTTTATTGACCAAGAAAATGTTCGTATCGGAAGAAGCATGCTAAGGAGCGCTTCGTGATATCTATCGATGGTTCAACTTTCGACGTACCAGTATTAAATATAAAGCGTTCTGCAGACGTTTTAGATAAGTATGCTGAAAGAACGATTGATGGAAAATTACACCGAGAAATTATTGGTGTTTATTACAATTACCAAGTTGCTTTTGGCAGAACTCTTGTTGTCGCAGATTATCATGATTTATGGGATGCTCTTACAGAACCTGTAGAATTTCATACAATTATTATTCCGGATGAAGACGGTAATCGTACTTTTCAAGCATACATCACAGGAGTTAGCGACGAATTTGTCAAAGTTCTAGATGACGACGCTACTCGTTATATGAAAAGTTTAGTGTGCAAATTTATTGCGCAATCTCCTAGTAGAACTCCAGCATGACAACTAATGTTCGAGTTACGTTTGGAGATGTCGAATTCTCAGGAACAGATATTCGAGAAGCAATTGTTACTGAGGAATTTAATCCGTTAAGTATCACGTTACCTATTAGCACTTTGAATTTGTTACTCTACTCAGAAGACGCAGATTTTTCTATTCTTAATCCAGCAGGAGATTACGAAGATCTCAAGTATCGTGCGCCTCTTGCTGTCTATGCTAGTATAAATGGAGTTGAGAAATTTATTGGGCAATATTTTCTAAAGTCATGGGAAAATAAAAGCGAAACTCTAATTCGATTTCAGTGTATGGACTCAATGGGAGTACTCAATTCTCTAACAACTTATTTAGGAGGAATCTGGTTAACTCCTATAACAATGGGAGAATTAATTGATACTATATTAGGCGAAGCGGGCGTATCTTATGACCTCGATCCTAATCTTACCGATGTAGAACTTACAGGTTGGATACCAGTATGCACTTATCGTGAGGCTTTGCAGCAAGTTTTGATTGCTGGAGGTGGTTATGCAATTTGTGCTCGTCAATTAGGAGGCATAAAAATTGGCACTATTTTAGCATTGGGCGTAACTACGAAAGGTATTATTACAGGAGTGGGAAGAACAGGACAATCGCGTAATTGGAAGAAGCGATGGCGTCCTTCGCAATGGGAAGGAGTTGTAGGAACTATATCCATTCCTCGTTCAGAACAAGGAGCTAATACAAAACCAATTTTACGACCACTAATTACTGGAGTTGATGTTGAAGCGCATGACATCACAGAAGGAACTGGTACACGAAAACTTTTCGATGGCGAATTGGCTATTGGGGTACACGATATTATATTCAGTCAACCGATGCATACTTTGTCTGTATCAGGCGCAATTATTTCTGCGAGTGGAGCTAATTATGCAGAACTTACAGTTGCAAGCGCTGGAGCAGTTACATTAGATGGGTCAGTATATGATGACACAGTTACTGTATTTTCTCATGGCACACCTCCTACTCCACCACAAACAGAAAACAGACTGCGATTAGAAAACGGTTCTCTTGTTAATTCTGCTAACGCAGCAACTATTGCTGAATTAGTATATAATTATTATGCAGGTAGATATAAGCAATCAGCAAAACTTATCAAACCTCTCGCTAAAATAGGCGATCCTGTGCTAATAGAAACTTTGTATGACCGAGAGATTAATGGAATCGTAGAAAAAATGGTGGTTAATTTAGCGGGTGGTTACCTCGCTCAAACAGATGTAATCGGATCAGTGGAACCTTTATAGGAGATAAATAATGCCTTATGAACGAACTACTTGGGTAGACGAAATTTTAGATGACGCGGAGCAGTTTGAAATATTAGATTCTGCAGGCGCTGCAGTTGATGCTTTCGAAGAATTAGCAACGTGTAAAATACAACTTGAAACTACCATAGATACTCCTGGAACGCCGATTGACGCAGAACACTTGAACAATATGGAGGAAGGCATCGTCGCTTTAGCTACTGGTGCTGGTAGATCGGTAAAAGGAGTTCCATTAGGAGCAGGATCTGACGTCGAAGATATCGTAGCTGGTACTGATGGACATGTGCTAAGACGATTAGGAGCGGATATCGGATTTGGACAAACCGTTGCTGCTGGTATTGCAAATAACGCGGTTGAAACTGCTAAAATAAAAGATGCTAATGTTACTCTCACTAAATTAGCGGATGATACATTTCCAGATGCGGTATTAGCAACTCGATCCGCAGTTCAATCAATCCCAAGTGGCACTTTGACAGAAGTGTTATGGGATACTGAAGCATATGACCATGGTGGATTGCACGATTTGGTTTCTAATATAGGCAGACTAACTGCGCAAAAAGATGGAATTTATATCTATACAATCAATGGTGGATTTATTCTTAATACTAATTATGATAGAAATTTATATGTATACAAAAACGGTTCGGAGGGAACAAGGATTACTCGAAGGTCGTACGGTGACACCGATGTTTACTCTTATTTTAGTTTGTCAGGAGAAATTGACCTCGATGAAGATGATTATATAAACGTGTATGTCCACCAAAACAAAGGTTATGCGGTTGATTTCGGGCGTGACAACGATCGTTATCCCAGTTTCTCGTTACATTATGTAAGACCAAATTAGAGGTGAATTATGAATAGATATTTAATTAAGAGAGGTGTCTGGGCAACATTAGTTTTGCTAATAATTTATGGTGTTATATATAGTTTGCCATTACCTAAAGGCGTAATAGGCGATTATAACCCCTTTCTAAAAAGAATACGGTGTTTCGATCCAAACACTTGTTTACACGAAATTGGGCATAAAATTGATCATGAGCAGAGTTGGATTAGCAAATCTGACGAGTGGGTTGCTACAGTTAAAGCCTATTTGGATATTCAAGGTGGAGTATCTTTACAGAACGGTATTCGGGAAATGATAATGCTTGCACCCGACACACATCTTTGGCGGACAAGAGATCAAAGAGGAGGCCATTTAGAATTGTATGCTAGTATATTAATGTATAGCAAAGGAGATCCTACCCAGATGCCTGAACAATTTGTGGAATTTTACAATTGGGATAGAATATGGGAATTGCAGAAGGAAATAATGCAATAAAATGAACAAAAAAGATATCTTCAAATGGAGTAGTGGATTATCTCCACAAACATTACCTGCTACAACTGCCGAAAACGATATGACTGTTGGGAATGGTGCAGGAGCATGGATAAAGAAAACGCTAGCAGAAATGATCGCTCTTTTGGCGCATAAAAATACTCATGACCCAGAAGATGGCATAGATCCACTTGACTGCGCTGCGCCTACAGAATTAGCGAATGTTCAAGCGGCAGGAGAAGGCTCAGCTCATTCATTCGCTCGAAGCGACCACCAACATCAAGTCCAACATAGTATCGTAAATAATCATATTGTAACAATTGACGACGCTAATGTTACGGTCGCTGATTATGCTAAGTTTACCGCCAATGGGTTGGAGGGTAGAAGCTGCTCAGAAGTAAGAGATGACTTGGGGCTTCAAAGTGGCACATCGTTTCCTGGTACGCCTTCAAGCGGGGATAGATATTTCAGAACCGATTTAGGCTGGGAGTGCTATTGGGATGGCACTTATTGGCTGACAATGCACGAGTATAGTATAGGCAATCAAATAACAATGACTGCGAACGCCAATGCCTTGATGTTTAAAATGCGTAATGATTATCGTTGGTTTGTGACCAGATGCGCTATCGCAACTTACGTTTTTACTACCAACGAGGCAGCGCATTATTGGACAATCATCGTAAGAGGCACAAACTTGATTTATGGTGGAAGCACATCGATTTACACATTTACAACGGCGGCGGATGGCATACCTGGTGGATACGCGCTCACAGACCACGGCAGCGACCCTTCAGCCGCTGTGCCAGAGGCGAACAGAGACGATGAATTGGTTATATATACTTCAAAAACTGGCTCACCTGGTGATTTATCTATCTGGTCTCAAATATATTGGCGACTGATAGTTACATAAAGAGAGGACACAGTGACACAACCATTCGGATTAGACTTATCTAAACACAACACTTCAGAAGATGGAACCATCAAAGTAGATTTCGATGCGATTCATCAGCATCTTCCGAAAGTGCTATTTATTGCTGCGAGATGCACGATTTCGTGGGGATATAAAGACAAGTGGTTCCCTTATTATTGGGAAAACATGAAACGAATTGCGGTAGGTCGAATGGCTTATCATGTTGAATATCCTGCTGAATCTCCAATACGACAAATGGATAATTTCTTTAGTGGAGTAGTTAAACCTAATTGGGACCACGACCGAGCAGTTGTTGACGCAGAACTCGATCACGGACAGACTAAATATCAGATAACCAAATGTACTAATCATATTCTTCGAATCTGCAAATCTGAAACTGGTCAATACCCCTTGCTATATGCGCGTGCTGAATGGGTAAATCGATTTTTAGAAGTTGCTGACTTACCGCCAAGTTTGAATTGGTATATGGCTCAATATCTCAAAAGACGTAGATGGCCTCCCTATCTCTACACACCTGAACATCCAGGTCCACCCGACATTCCAATCGGTGTTGGCAGAGAAAAGGTACTTATTCATCAAACAGCTGAATGGACTAAATCAATTGGCAAATCTGGAAGACGTTATATGGACTATAATCGTTGGTTAAAAAGTATCACTGAACTTTTAGCATATTTTAACTTTAACGATTCGCCTACTCCAGTTCCGGAGCCGCCGAATCTTTTAGAAGAAATAAACTTCTTAGCACAGGATATCAAAACCCTCGCTATTCAAATAGAAGAAAAAACTCAATAGGATACCTACCATGGCAGATATGTCAAGAGTTGAAATAATCGTAAATCAAATAAAGAGTTCACCTAATACAAAAGCGGCAGTTAACGGTTTCGCCGATTTGCTGCTCAATACCGAAAGTCGACGTACAGAAGATATAGAGAAAATTAATGCAGAAATAAAAGCATTGAGCGTCGTTATAACCGGCAACGGAGATCCAACGCATTCTCTATTGGCTCGTGTAAACAGAGCAGAGAACAACCAAAAAGAAATGGAGGTAAAACATGAAAAGTTAAACACACTAGTTCGCGGGAAAGGCGATGATATCGAAGAAGGAAGTATGCTATGGGTTGTTAGAAAAAGCGCGAAAAGTATTAGTAATTCATCGAGAGTTTCGTGGTTTTCAGCACTCACTATTCTCGGTATTGTTTTGTCCTGGATATTTAATCTATTTGGTATAAAAGGAGGTTAACATGTTTTTAGATATGTATAACAGTATGGTAACGTTTTTGGAAGGAAACATCATACTCGTCAGTCTGATCATTATTATTGTCGAGTACTTGAAGCGCTGGTTAAAACCAATAACATGGTATAAAGACTGGATGACAACTGCGTTAGCTTTTATCATCGGTTTTACTATGGTTATCCCATCGACAGGATTTGCTACTGTCGATTGGTTTGATCTTATCGCTCAAGGTTTTGGTCTTGGTTTGGTGGCGACAGGCGTTTATAAAGTTGGTTCAACGCTCTCTCGCAAAAGTATATATCCTGCTCCAAAGAAAACGACCAAGAAAAAGTAACAAATTTCCTCCATACAGCAAATATCCCGCGAAAGCGGGATATTTGTTATTCTGGAACTTAGAACTAATTTTGAACACTCTAGGGAAATTTCTTTTTTTAGGTATATAAACTAGTACCTAGTATTGGGGTGTTTCTTAGAATGACCCTACGTGTTTCAAGAATTGAAAAGGACATCCACATCATCGTGTAGTGTTATCTAGAGCTTTTGTTTATCAGAAACAGTAGCAAACGATACAAAATTTACCCATTGTTCGCAAACTTTTACTACATACTGATAATTACTCGAAATAGCTTCTAGAAAAAACTTATCTCGTTCTAACAAAGGAACACTATGAGCTTTGAGAGCATCTCGAACTAAACCAATGGCTTCAAGCGCAGTTCCATTCTTAACCTCTTTATGAAAAACAACGGTGATATCTGGATATTTCGGTGTCATACTATTGCTCCTTTTTATGTAATTGCATTTCTTGATCATGTCCATTATCGCAAATGCTATCGTCTGCTGGAACATGTGCTCCGCAAAGATAACAAGGATAACATAAAGGAAGTCCCATTTGCGCAAATTCTGGATCGTTGCATATATAACATTTTTCGTTATATACAGTAGGTTTACTAGTAATTCCATCTGACAACATCCAATAAGCTGGATCTGATGGTTTCATTGCAGGACACATTTTATTTCTCCTCTTTTAATTCGGATATTTCTTCAATTTGATCAACCAGATTAATGTAATGGAGTGCTATTGCGTTGAAAGCTGTAGTTGGCCATTCTTCTAAAGAACTAATTTGATCATAATCTTGAGTAGGTGAAATATTATCTCTTATCATAATATAAGCAAGATCAATTATGGCAAGAGTGCGACCATGTTTAACTAACAATTTCTTAGCTTCGGTTATATAATGTTCATAAATTATGGGCATTAACATTTTGGTTCTCCTTTTTGAATAACTCATTAGGACAGTTCTCTGTCGATCTCTTCTTCCTCCAAAAAGAGATTTCGTTAATCAAAATTCTGTTATTTGATTATTGTTAAACCTTTTGCTGCTTGTAGAATTACAACTGCTTCTTCTTCTGTCGCGTAAATTGTAGGAAGTTTTATACGCACCATTCCTGCTTCATTGCTCTTGCTTGATACTATTCCACTCCATTTGCTCAAACCGAATTCTTTATTTATTTTGTCGACGATTATTGTGTTAACTTCTTTTATCTGCAGGTTTTTCTTTTTCGATTTTTCTTTTAGAACATAAAGATCGTGAAGTGAAAGCACTTCTGCCGCAATTTTTTCGTAACTATAAGTGCCATCTTTTTTCAGCGGGAATCTTTTTCCATCGTAGCTACCAATTCGAAGATAAGGTTTTCCAGTACGATGATACGAATGAGAATTTGTTGTTTGCCATGTAATCGATAAATACCATGGATTAGATTGAGCAACTCTAATACGCGGTCTATTTTGTTCTCGTACATAACACGCGTTTTTGAATCCCACTTTTTTCAGTTCATCTACGATTTTTTGAGCGTGAACTTCTTTTTCTTTATAGTCTTTATCGTACTCGAGTTGGCGTTTCTTAACGGCTTCAAGTTGTTCAGCTTTTTGAAGTTCTTTGCGCGCAATACGTTCAGCGTCTACTAATTCTTGTTTTGCCTTTGCTGCCTTTGCTTTTAGCTCTTCTATTTTATTCATTTCAATTCTCCTTTATTGATTATTGATTAGCTCATCAGTATCGGTTTTTCCGATAGACCCTCTTTCGAGGGTTTCGCTATTTCCAGTTCTTGATTTCGACTATACCAGGAAAATCTTCTTTGAAATTGCCAGCCATCCAACACGATACAGCGTTTAGAGTTAGTTTTATGTCAGCAGCAAATAATCTTGCGTCTGGTTTGAACATATTATGTGCTGGTTGTCGATTTTCTTGAGTAGTAACCGGGAGAATCGTACCATCTTTGAACATTACGAACCATTGCGCTGTTTTCATTTGAAACTCCTTTATTAATTAGTAATTAGCTCATCAGTACTGGTTTTTCCAGTAGACCCTCTTTCGAGGGTTTCGCTATTTATTAATTAGACGGTCATAATCTCGTTCGCATTCAAGCGTAATACTAAGAATTTGAGGTAAAAGACGAGAATATTTATTTGGCTGCGGAGACTCTTCACTCATACGCATTAAAAAACTTTGAAAATCCTGTGTAGTATAATAATCATTTTTCACAACTTTAACTGTTTTCATTTGAAACTCCTTTGAGCCTTGATTAATTAGTTGCTCAAGACAATCATATCATATAACAGCGTAGTGAATGTTAACGTTTTATTAACGTTTACTAAGTCTTTGCCATCCTGCGCTACTCTTTAACATTTACAAAATTGTGCCAAATAATACTCTTCACATCTTTAAATCGTTTATGCATTACTTCTAAAGCTTGCAAATTATTGTCAATAAGAATAAAACGACGATTTAAGTTTAAACAAACTTGTCCTAATGTACCGCTACCAGCAAAGAAATCCATTACTAAATCTCCTTGGTTTGAAGATGCTGCGACGATTCGTTCGATAATACCGACTGGTTTTTGCGTCGGATATCCAGTTTTTTCTTTACTGTTTGTACCTACAATTGTATGCCACCATGTATCTGTAGGTAATTTCCCACGCAATGCTTTTTCTTTTCCTACTAATCCAGGAGCCATGTATGGAATACGCGCAATATTGTCTCTGTTAAATGTGTGACATTTAGGATTTTTAGCATATAAAAGAATATTATTGTGTTTAGCAGGCCAACGATCTTTTGCTCTACCACCGAAATCATAAGCCCAAATAATCTCATTTAAAAAACACTTACGACCAAAAATTTTATCTAGCATAACTTTACAGTAATGAACTTCTCGAAAATCGATATGAAAATAAAAACTGCCATTTTCCGTTAAAATTCGGTAAGCTTCTCGCAAGCGCGGTTCTAAAAAAACTAAATAATTATCGAACTTGTCCCGGTACGCCTTTTCACCAATAATTTGCGTTTTATAACGCTGATCTCCAAAACCTTTCCGATCTCCCTCACTAGAGCGCGTTGTTTTGATCTGAATACGTGATTGGATTTTGCCTGTATTAAAGGGAGGATCAATATAAATCAAATCCACGCTGTTATTGGGGAGTATTTTTAAGATTTGAATATTGTCACTAAAATAAATATTATTTGTCATACGATCTTGACCATCCTGCATCAACTAGAATTTGCTCAATATTAGGAGGTAACCATCCTTTTGGTTTGACCACATCTAACTGATTATTGCGTTTCGATTCTCGTGCTGACGAAGCTCTTAGTTTAGTCATATTAGCATGTTGGACTTCTGCAAAGAGTTTTTCCCATGGAAGAAAATGAGCATGCGCAGTTCCAAGGATCACATACACAAGATCGACCAAAGCATCGGCGATTTCAACTAAATCGTCATTGTCGTATGCATTTGTTAATTCTTCTATTTCTTCTAGCATAAAACGAAGTCGATATTTAGTATAATCAGTAGGAAGTAAACGCGGAATATCTTGAGTTGAAGCCACATCTAAACCAAATTTACAGCGAAAATCTTTGACCGACTCGAAATTAGTTTTCATTATTTCTCCTTTATGCTTGCCATACATTACCTATTTTGATTTCTGCAATTACTTTTGTAGGAAGTACTTTATGCATTCCTACAATCATAGCAGTTTGTAACTCTTTACCGTATTCTTTCGCTTCATTTGTTGGAACTGTAGAAAGCAATTCGTCATGAACTTGACCACCTAAATATTTGTCTAAACCTTGTCGTCCAACTTCAAGCATTCCATATTTGATACCAACTGCTGCCGCTCCTTGTATCATTGTATTCAGAATGGTCGTTGATTTCTTATTGTAACCAACTAAAATACGGCGACATGAATTAGGCAATCGTATGAAAACTGGTCCAGATTTCTTAGCCAATTTAGTAGCTCGTTGTCGCATCATACGAAGACCTGTAAAAGTATTGAAAAACCGATAAACTAAATTAGTCGCTTGTTCTTGAGTCATCGAACCACCAGACATTTCAGCATAGTTATAAATGGTTTGTGCGCCTCCACCAAATAATAATGTAAACGTAGCAGCTTTAGCTAATTTTCGTTGTTTAGCGGTAACTTTCTTTTCGTCTATATTGAATATTTCAGCAGCGATGGCTCGATGGGTGTCTTCAGATTCTAGTCGTTCGATGAGAATTTTATCTTTTGCTAAAAAAGCTGCCATTCGCACTTCAATTTGAGAATAGTCTACAGATACAACGCTCAATCCAGGAAGTCCACCAATAATATGACGACCATCTTTAGGAATTTGTTGCAAATTTGGATTTGAACAAGAAAACCGTGTTGTGCTAGTTCCAACTTGCCAAAAGTGTGGATGAACATAACTATCAACAATATATTTATTGCGCCAAACAGGTCGATACATTTTTATTCGTTGAGCACAATGACGCCAATTCAGTATATGATTTATTAGTTCTCCGGTTGGACCACCAAAACGAGCGATAGGAGCTAAAGTTGCTACAGCGGTGCTATCCACTTTTATTCCTATTTCGTTTAATTTCTTACGTAACTGTATAGGTGAATTTAGATTGATATCACCTAACTTGTCTTTTAGAAAAGCAGCTGACTCTAAACTTGCTTTACGTTGGTCTTCTACATATTGTACAACGCGCGATTCTACACAAGGTAAGCCATTGATTGTCATTTGAGCTACAATAGGAACTAAAGCCATCTCCATATCAAATGCTTCTAATTGTCTCGTTTCTTTCGCTTTTTGTAATTGCACACGTCGTAAAGCCGGAAGAGATATCACATCCTGTGCCGCATATTGTAGTTGACGATCGGTTAGCACCGGATTACTCCATTGGCCATGGTCTATGTCTTTATTAATAGTTTTACCTAACCGACGACGAAGAGATTCTCGCAAACTTTTCGATACATCTCGTCTATTTGTACTTGCTAATATGGACTCAGCTACGAGAGAATCGTACCAAATCGATCTTCGCCATCGAACACCTGCCATGTGCAAAAAGAGTAAGTCAAAACCTACGCCGTTGTGTACTACAAAAGTTTTCCCTGACTCTAATAAATCTACAATAGGTTGAGGAACTATATTGTCGAAAACTTGAACAACGGCTAAAGTAGAAGTATCTTCACCGTACAACTGAATAAGTGCAATATTATCTTTCCACGGACTAAGACCTGTAGTTTCTAAATCCACACCAATTACTTGATCGTGTGCTAATAAGTCACATGCTTTTATAGCGTTTCGAAGTACTTCAATACCATCAATATTGGTTGTCATTGTCAAATTTCCTTATATGAAATGGTTTGTACACTACTGAAGGATCTCGATTAATATACGCAATCCACGAATATGCCCAATTTTTCCAAGTTTCTAAGGTATGACCAACTAAACCTAACTCAAATCGACCATATCGAAAATATCGAGTACCTCGCGATAGTTTAGTCGTATCATAAATATGAGCATTTCCAATTAAAATACGCGAATAACTCGCAAATGCGTTTACGCATCTCGCTACAACCATAGAAATACCCGCGAATTGAATAATATCGTAAGGAAGTCCCCATACCGCATCTGAAGATCTCATAATTATAGTTGTAATGAGTTCTCGCGGAATTCTAGTACGCGAAGGTCTCAATTGAAATTGCATAGATAAAGTGCACGGTCTATTAGCTAAATTATCTGTATGATGAGCTATCATTATAACTGCGCGTCTAGAATCTGGATCACTATTCAATTCATCAATAACATTTGCTAATTGTTCACCAACTCTTGGACCATACGCTGATTGAGAAGTGAACAAATCCAATTGAGCTTTAGGTGCAACAGCTGCTATAGTTTTAGGATCGAATATACCTGCAATAAATTGTAGTAATTCTACGAATCCTATAGCTAAATTACACTTAGGTCGCGAATATAATATTCCAGGAAGATACTCAAAACTAGCATTGTAAAGAGCTTTAGTGGCTAATTTACGCGGCTTGCTCGATCGTCCTCCTGTTATAATATGGTCGTAATATTTTTGAAATTCATTTGTATAAGCCATAGTTTCTCCGTTATTATTTTACCAATAGTATTTTATATTAGCCGCAACAGGCGCATAAAATAAACCACGAGCTATTTCCGGACTAAGCGCGTCACCGTGAGAAGCTACTTCTTCATCGGACCAATGAGTAAGTCCACGATAAGCTGTCCATAATTTGCCATTAGCGCTAATAACTGCGATTACTTTGAAACCCAATTTATCACCATCTTTTAGTTCATTGGGTTTAACCGTTACAGGATTTAGAGTAGTCATTTAATTCTCCTTGTGTAGTTATCCCCACCAACCTAAATTGGTGGGGATAGATCGCTTAGTATAATAGTTATTGTTGGATTACAGCTACTTCTTTCAAAGCTGTTTGCAGTATATCAGGTTCTACTGTGGCAGGATTGATGATAGGAAGATAGAAAGAACCTTTACCACCAGACCGACTAAGCGAAGACATTTTTACCGCGAAATTACCCATACCATGTTGCGCGATCATGGTGTTGAGTCGTTTTCCAGTTGTGATGGATGTACGCGAAAAAGCTAAAACAGCTAAAACACCCGCGTTAACCACATACACCATATAAGAATATGAAAACGTGCACGGTGGCGGAGAATTCTTTTCGCCTTCTTTTCCTTTTATCCATTTAGACATAGGACAATCACGACAAACACCTCCAGGATTGCCGTCGCCTGTTTTCGCGTCGCTTGATCGACAACAAACAATTCGATCAGTATCGCGCAATTCACGTTGACGAGCCAATAGCAGTGGTATAACAATCGTTTCATCCATGGGGTCATAACCAGAAACAATCCACTGTCCTGGTTTCGCTAACCCTTCTTGTACTTCTGCTGTTAAACCTTGTGCTAATCGCAGTCGTGGTACATACATATCCGAACCATCTAAAACAGGTTTATTCGAATACGCAGATTGCGGCGCAATCAAAGATGCCACATCCTTTACTTCTTCGGTTGATGGTTGTTCTATCATACCTTCAAAACCGGGTAAAGCATTTTGTTCAATTTCCGTAGTTTTTTCTTTTTCTTTAGCCATTGTTTACTCCATATTCTATAATGTTCGCTTGAATAAAATTCACTAAATCATTTAGTCGAGTCACTTCTGCCACAGAATGTGTTTTAGACCAATGAAATAAGTGAGGTACATCAATACATTGTATGTTGCTCACCTCCTTTATCACGTAATTCTTTATCCATAATTGTGCTTTTTGTCCACAAGCTACTAAAACTTTAGCTCTTCGTAAACACACTGGCGAAACTTCATGTGCTATCGTCCATCCAGCACGAAAAGCAAAATAACTAAAAAGTCTACCAAAAGTTATGGAAGCTCTGTTAGTAAAAGGTAGCCATCCTCCAGGTATAGTTGATTTAACACGCTTACTGCTTACAAATATAACTGATGCATTTGGAATACCACAGTAATAAGGTGGTAATGGTCCTATCGCTAATTTTTTGTATTCTTTCATAATACGATTTACTACTTTAGTGACAGCTGTTTTCGAATGTTTATTTTCTACCATATCCCATCCATACGAATTAGCATATTGTCTAAATAAATCACGTTCTAATCTTGGATCCACAGGCAAATCAGTATCATCACGTAATTTAGTTAGTGTAGCGACATCTGGACCTAATAACATTATTCGATATCCATTTGCTTGCGTTGCTCTACCGTGCAACCATTCACCTAACCACGCATCTTCTCGAAGTCGTCGATTACGAGGTAATAGTGTGCTATAAACATATTCGCTCGCCCACGAACGATCCCAAATGGTTACACTATCTATAGTTGTAGTATCTTCGTATAACGGATGGGCATACACGCGATCATCAGGATTTATTAGACCCCAATTTCTTACATATGTTTTTATTCCTTCTTTTTCGAGTCGACTAACTAATGCTTTGATTACTGTGGACTTGCCAGCTTTCTCGCAACCATCAATAACTATTATACTCATGCGGTCTCCTTCGTTTCATTTATAGGTATATGAACATATATATACTTTCAAGGCGTTCCTCTTGGTTATCCGTACGAGCCTCTTTTTGAGCTTTAGTGTCCTAGAACTAATTTTTCTATATAATCTTCAACTTCTGATTTCGGTTGACAATTTGCAAAATACGCCCTTGATTGCTCGAGATGCAAAGTACGTAATTGCAAAGATGTCATATTCTCCATTTCAACAAGAGAATACATATATGGGGCGCTAACTCGCTCTAATCCTTGAGCATATACAACGCATCCTGCCCAGAATGCAAACATAAATCGATTTCGCCATTGACCTTGTAGTGGCGCAGGATATGGATGAGATATCACTCCCCAATTTGGAGCATATGCAGCATTCAAAAGATCGAGTTCATTTTTAACCAGAAAATCTTTGGTTTTTCGACATCCAAATCGTGTGATAGGCCACACTGAACCATCTTTTGTCATTTGATTGGTTACTTTCGTAAAATCGTATCTAGAAGATAGCACCCAAGACTTACGTTTTGCGAATAGACTAATCTCATTAGTCGGTACAACAGGAAACAAATTTGTAGGATCGTACCGATGCAAAACTCCTTTTGGCCATTTGATTTTCTTTTCAGGACCGTCATTAGTTACCCAATTAAACCAAGGAATAAGTACTTTAGCTTTATTTCCCGCGAAACCACCGAAACGCAATTCGTCTAAAGTTTTTGCTATAGTAGGAATATTTTTCAAAACTAACTCTGCTGAAGGATTTTTCTTGTTCAAAAATAAGAAATGTCTTCGCAAACTTTTCTCGGTTCCGGAAAAAGGACCAAGATGCCAGTCGTCTAAATAGAAAGTTACTGGTATACCATGATCTTGAGCTTGAGATACAAGCAATAAACTCATTTCGGCTGAACCAGATACGATAGCACCAAGCGAATATAAACCACACAAAATCGCGTCAAATTCTCGTAATGCATCAACATTTTCTATTGGAGGTTTTGAATTTACTACTGTATGGCCGCGATTAGTTAACGCGTAGTATAATGCGCTTGCTCCTGAATATAGTGGATTTCTTTTGCGCAACACATTGCACTGAAACGATGTAAATCCTGTCATTAAAATTCTACTCATTATTTAGCTCCTTATTTCCAAGCATACAACATAGAGGTCCAACGTTTACCACAGTCTCTTTTCGCTACAATGTTAGGATAGTATTTTTCGAATTGGTCAATTAGTATTGGCCAAAGGTTGCGATCTTTAATCGCATTATGATGAAACTCCATCACAAACTTATTAGGTAAATATTCTAAAATGGCTGGATACAAAACTTGTTCGGCTCCTTCTACATCCATTTTCACGAATGTCGGTTCAACTTCCTGCAATATCTCATAAATAGATGCAGTTACTGCCAATCGTGTACGTCGTGGAGATTTTCTAATGTATATGCTGTGAGCTCCAGTATTTTTCAGAGTATTTTCTCCATACTCAATTGAATGTCCAGTAGATGTCCAAACAGCAAAGTGTCTTGTCTCGATATCATCTAATCTGTTCAAATGAATATTCTCACGCATAATCTCGAAATTCGTTAAATCCATTTCATAAGATACTACGTGAGATGCAATTTTACCAGCTACACAAGCGAATGTTCCGATATGTCCACCAATATCTAAGACTATATCTGTTGGTACAATATCAAAATGTTTTTCGTATAGTTTTCTACGAACCACTTCAACTACAACATATTCATCTAACGTATTAGGTCGACAAAAAAACTTTAGTCCATTACTTTCGATTATTGGTAGCATACTAATTCCTTATTTTCGAGTTGCGATGGCTAATACCGACGCAAACGCACGTTTTTTCTCATTTGCACGCGCACCCCAAATCGACGAATTTACTACACTCTTTGCGCCATCTCTATAATCCGCAGATTCTACTACTGCGTTATACAAAGCCCAAGCAGTATTAGCAGTTGCGGAATATTCGTCATTAAATTGACCAAACAACACACGCGCTTGTTCACGATATGCTTTTGCTCGATTACAGTAATACTCAAAAGATTGTTGAGCTTTTGTAGCTTCTTCATATAACGCGCCAACTAAAGCATTTTCTATATGCTCAGTATCTTGTAGCAACTCAGCTTTTTTAGGATATTTCGGCATAGGATAAACTGCTGTCAGCACGAAATCAATATCATTTTTAGTTAATTGGCATTTAGCTAATAACTTCAACGATGACAAAGTAAGTTCTTTCGCATTTTCTAATTGTTTTATGAGATTTAGTCGTGAGTCAAATGCGCGATGCACATTAGCCACATGTTCCATAGCTACAGATATAATAGAAGATCGAAGACCTGTCACCAAAGTATTTTGGCAGACTACTCTAACAGGTGTAAATGCGATTTTCATTGCAGTTCCACCATTACGAGTATCTGTTACTAAAAAGTATTGATGAATAAATTCACCTGCAATTTCAATTTCACCTGCATCTAAAGATACGAAAAGAGTTTCGCCTTTTCCTAATACTCCTACAGTTTCACAGGGCCATTTATCGGTAAGGATATCTAAACTTTTTGCGATATCCATATTTTGGATAATTCCATATGTAGGACTCGCAAATCCGAGAAAACGATATTCTGGATCGTCTTTTGTTGGTTCTCGTAAAATCATTATGCGATCAGTAACAGAAACAGATTGTTTACCATCGACAGTTTCAACTGTACCAAAAACCGGAGTTTTAATTATACAAAAATCTGCTTTTGCTCGTATTACACCATCAACACAGGTTTCTCCTTCTGCCATAGGTATTCCAAGTCCATGCCAGCCAGGTTCTTTCCTGTACACGAATCTTTCTCCAAATAAATTTGCACTCATTACTTTCTCCTTTTACTAAGTTCAATTGGTCGTAGATTACTTTAGTTATATCTTAGCATCGATCCGCCATGAGGAATATGCGCACTAATATCTTAATTTGCTTTTCTCGCTCTGCGTTTGACTATTTGACGATATGCTAATTCTGCTTCGATTATCTCAATTTGTAATTCATTCTCTGCCGCGCGTTCAGCAAGATTATAACCACGAAGTGTAATTTCTCCAAGTTTTATCAATCTTATACAATTAGTTAAATCGTCTTTAGCTTCTTGTTTATCTTGAAGTAAAGCTTTTTTTGAGATATCTTCGTATAATCTGTTTTCTATAACTTTTTGATAGTGTTTAGGTAATTGACTAAACTTTTGTTGAAGTAGGATGTCCACCATTGATTATCTCCTTTATTTGAATAAGTTGTTGCTCAGTTAGTTTATCTAAATTAGCTATTCGTATACTTTTCACTAATCCAGTTTTTGCTTGCATACGTCGTAATTGTTTACGTGATTCATTTGTTAGTTGTCGTAAATATCGAAATTCTGTCTCATCTTTTGTGTGAATTTCACCAGATGAATCAAATTCCAAATCCAAAATATTTATATCGCGCACAGTAATTGAACCATCTGCAGCAATTTTGTCCACAACAGATATAAAAGCGTAACTTTCAGTATTGTGTATACCTACCACAATTACGCCATCACCAACATCTAAATCTGCTAACCATCCTGATCGTTTATCTTTAGTCATTAATTCCTCACTATCTGTAATTGCTTGATATACTGCTTCATACGCACTATTATAAATAGCAGTAAATTCAATGCTTGGATGTTTAATAAAAAGCTTAATTGCTTTTGTGACATTAGGCATATATTTCTCAACTCTAATATCACTAGACCACCAACTTTTAGTTAGTGTTTTTGTTATGGTTGATTTCATCTTTTTTCTCTTTCGAAAATTCTTTTGAAAGATTAGCCGAAATAGTACCGGATGGTCTAAGTTCTAGTTGAATAAATTCAGGAAGAGACCCGCCTTTTTTGAAAAGCGTTTTGATCATATCAGCAAACATAATCTCATCAACTTTCAAAACAATCGGCATATTAGCATGTATCCATTGTAAAGTTTTTTTGTCTAAACTATATTCAACTACGAGCTTTTCACGAATATTTGCACCAGGCCACGGATGTTTATTTTCTGTCAATAAAAATTGCTCTATAGTAGCAGTTCGAATCTCATTTTCCAAGCTCGTTACTACAGGTTTGAAATCACTCACAAATTTCAAAGCTTCTTGATAAAGTAAAGACTTTTTAGCTTCTATCAATATTTTATTCATAGTCGCTTTATTTTGCGCTATTTGCAAACGCACATTCATGAGATCTTGCAATTTTTGACGCATGATTTTCTCCTTTTAACTAGTTATTAAATATCTTTTCAATTTATGTGATTTCGAATAATCGTATATATATCAAGGTTTTTCCCTTGCTGATAAGCACGTACTGCACCTACAACCATTGGAAAACCTTTTCGCAAACGTTCAGTATTAGTCGAATCTGCGTGCATACAAGTATCTATCAACAAACAAAAAAATGAACCTGGTCGTCGACAACCTGAGGAAGCACCAACTATAAAACCAAGAACTGCTCTTTGAACATATTCTTTATCATCAAAAACTGATTTTGTCATTATTACTCCTTTAACCAATGTTATAGTTCAACGAAGCATTTTCTGTTAATCGAATTCCTCTCCAAACTCGAACTCCTCGTTCTTTTACTTCTGTATCAGGTCTACTAGCAGGTAATCCACGTTTTACTCGTACTCGACGTGTAAATTTATTAGCTGTAATCACATATCGAAAACCTTGGTCTCGAGACCATTGAACAAAAGTAGAATAAAGAATTTGTCGCGAAATTGACGATTGTCCTTCTTCAACACATTCGTCGAAAAATTGATTTATGACGTCTGAATCTGTGCGGTATTCTTTTGACGCAGCTACTACAGTTTGCGGATCTTGCAAACCATTTTTATACCAATCTTGAAAACCTCTAACTGCCCAAGCCAATATTCCTTCAGCTTCACTTAGCAACAAGGCATCAATCTCACTGCGAGGTTTGCATTTTTCGACAGGAATAGGATGAATGAAAGGAATTAGTTTTACTCGTCTCCAAAAAGCGTCTCCCGTTCCTCGAACTGTAGGTTTATTGTTGGCTCTAATCCAAATTTTGAATGTAGGTTTGAATGTAAATGGAGCCATATAAAGTTGTTTTGCTTGCAAAGTATCTCCACCAGTTAATTGTTTTATGAGCTCTTCATCAAATACAGCTCCTTCTGCAATTTCATTTACACACATCATTCGAATTTTGTGTAATTGTGCTAATGACGAAAGAACATGGTTACTGCGATCTGGAGATGAGATCACTCGAGCATCTGTCATCAAAGCGTAATCTTCACCAAGAACTGATTGAATAGTTTCCATCATGGTAGATTTTCCATTGTTGCCATCTGGTCCCCAACAAATAAAGAAACATTGTTCATTGAGAACTCCAGATAACGAATATCCAATTGCGCGTTGAAAATATGCTATCAAATCAGCGTCACCGTTGAAAGCTAAATTTAGAGTTTCTAACCATGTTGGACATTTAGCTTCTGAATCGTAGTTATGCGGAATGAGTCGAGTTAGTAAATGGTCTTTATTGTGAGGCAATAATTCGTTAGTAATCAAATCCAACGTACCATTAACAAAGTTCAAAAGATATTCGGTTTTCGGACCATCTAAAATACGCGAATGTTTTACAATTGCATTAGACGTAGAATACTTGGAAACCTCAATCATTGCATTTATCCGCGACATATTATGAGATGAGATGGCCCATTGCAAAATACGAAATAGTGCCGCAGCTTCTGTGCGATCTCCGGTTTTTTTGAGTTTATCTAACATGCTAATTTTCAAGTGACTCATGGTTTCGACTGCTAAATCTTTCATAATGATTTGCTCTAAATCTATTCGCCATCGACGTTTGTCCCATACATGCCAACCAATCGATGGAACATAAATTGCTTGGTCAGGAAATTGATATAGCATACGTCGCGCATTTCCTACGTCAGATGGTTCAAAATCGTCTAATGGATTTGTCTTATTTTCGATAATATCCCAATACTTATAGGCGGATTCGACAGTTGCGGTAATTTCTTCTTTGGTCATATCAGGTTCATCGGTTGTTTTACACCATATCATCATTGTATGAATTGTGAATTCAATGGCTGTGTTTTCTTTGGCAAGTTGAAGAGCTTTATAATAAATCTGGTTATTGCGTGTACCTTCTACCATTTTTTCGCCGATAGCAGCTTTTTTAGAACCACTAGCTTTTGAAGTAATAAGCGTAAGTAACCATTTAGGAGCTACAGCAATAGGAATTTCTAAAATTGACTTATTCTTTTCCCATTCATACGCTTTTCCTGATGGATGAATTGATGGTGGAATAACTACTTGTCCACCGTCACCTCTTATATCGATACCTTTTCCAATTTTACTCGCGCTATTTCGAATAGTTTTCCTAGACGGGTACACGAAATAATAATGAAGACCACCTCCACCAGTGATTACCACAGGAGTATCGGGAATTTGATGGTCAGCAAGGAGCGCTGCCCACGATTCGATTCCGCCATTTTTAGCATCTATATCGACCACGAAAATTTTACTCTTTTTGCCAGTTACTATTCCCCAATTACAATCTGGATATTTGGAACTCCAGTCTTTGATTATTGAAAGATTTGTGCTCGCATTATTTTGCCATTGTTGAATGATTGGAATTTTATTGTGTGATTGTAAGGGGTGAATACATAACCCACGTTGAGCTAAAAGAGTGAGTTGGTCGATAACAGAAGGCATAGATTTCTCCTCTAAATAGATTTGATATACCCATTATAACACATAAAAGGCGCTCTTACCAACGACCTTTGCGATTAGTTTTTCGAGATGTGACCAAATAGGTTAGTGAAAATTAAGCGCTTATACTGTGGGAAAACGCATTTGATCAAAAAAAGACACATTTGTCACATTTCGCTCCCCAGGTATTACTTCTATCGGAGATTGGCTAGAAAAGTATTACCCCAGGGCCCATATGTGACAAATGTGTCTTTTATCCGTGTGCTAAATGGCCGAAACTTTAGACCAATGAATTACGTAGTGATTGAAATTAAGCGAAATATGTGATATAATTTCAATAGGATAATTACGCAGTGAGCGAACAGTGGATTTCACTACGCTTGATAGGATGGTGATGGTAAAAAAGACAATTCCACCGGGATTAGTTCCTTTCACAAAAAATGATCCAATTACTGGAAAGAAAGATCCCCGCATAAATCGAAAAGGTCGGCCGAAGTCTTTCAAAATGCTTCGAGAGTTGGCCAAACAAATAGCCCACGAAAAAGCTATCGATAAAAATGATGTTGAGCTTGTGGTTAATGGTCATTTGGTTACGGCAGTAGAACGCATTGTGCGGAATTGGGCGAGTAGTACCGATAAGCAAAAGCAACAAGCTTTTATAGAATTAGCATACGGTAAAACACCATTAGCTAAAGATCCTGCAAAATCAACAGGAGAATACGATTGGTTAGATGAACTAATTATGCGGTTACCTGCCGATTCCATTTCGCCTTCATTTGCTAAAGTTTATCGAGATATTGTAGACCATGGTCACACAGAATATTTATTTTACGGTGGTCGAGGTTCGACGAAATCTTCATTTGTTAGTTTAGTGATTGTCTCTACATTAATGAATGCACCTGACCAGCACGCAGTAGTCATTCGAAAAGTTGGCGCAACTCTTCGAAACTCAGCATATGCTCAAGTTGAATGGGCGATTCACGAATTAGGAGTAGAGAAATTATTCAAATGCATCAAAAATCCACTAGAAATTACATATAAACCAACTAAACAGAAAATATATTTTAGAGGGGCTGATGATCCAGGTAAACTGAAATCTATCAAAACCTCTTTCGGATATATTAGTATGCTATGGTTCGAGGAATTAGATCAGTTTGCTGGTCCACGCGAAATTCGAGTTATTGAGCAATCGGTGATTCGTGGTGGTGACACAGCTTACATTTTCAAATCGTTTAACCCACCGCAAACAGCTAATAATTGGGCAAACAAATACACAAAAATACCTAAAGATTCACAATATCAACATTTCTCAAATTATTTACAAGTTCCAGTTGAGTGGTTGGGTCAAGTATTTTTGGATGAAGCTGCTCATTTGAAATCTGTAAATCCAGCTGCGTATGATCACGAATATGGTGGAATCGCAAATGCGACGGGTGGTTTAGTATTCAATAATGTAAAAATTAGAAAAATTACTGATGAAGAAATTGAAACATTTGACACTAACTTATTTGGTTTAGATTGGGGCTATTATCCAGATCCTGCTCACTATGTCCGAATGTATTTCAATCCTGCGAAATTAACTCTGTACATATTTGACGAGTATCGCGCGTGGAAAATGGGTAATGAAGCATTATACGATAAATTAGTAGAAAAAGGACTCACACCTGCAAATGTAATAATAGCAGATAGTGCGGAACCTAAAAGTATTGCAGATTTTCGAGCATATGGAGCTTCTTGTCGAGGCGCAGAAAAAGGACCTGGTTCAGTAAATTATTCGATGAAATGGCTTCAAACAATTACTATGGTTATTGACAATGAGCGTGCGCCATATACAGCAGATGAAGTTTTAGCTTATGAATTAGAACGAACAAAAGACGGCGATATAATTAGTGGATATCCTGACAAAGATAATCATGCAATAGCAGCAATTCGATATGGAACTAATCTTATTTGGCGTCGACGAGGTAAAGGCAAATAAATGTTTCAGCGAATATTGGAGTGGTTACGAGGAGTAATAGATAACATGATAAGCAAATCAAATTTGTCAAAAATTTTGAAGGTAGATTTAGCGATATCGGATACGATGGCCACAGCTCTTTTAAAGTGGTGTGATATATATCAGAATAAAGCATCGTGGTTAACGGATGATATTAAATCTATGAATCTAGCTGCCGCTATTTCTAGTGAATTAGCTCGTGCAGTTACTATTGAAATGCGAGTAGATATTACTGGATCCGCACGCGCGGATTTTTTAGCTGAACAATTTGGATGGGTTCAGTTAAAACTTCGGCAAGCAGTTGAATACGGAGCAGCTAAAGGTGGACTAATGTTCAAGCCATATTTAGATAAAAAACAGATTGTTGTGGAGTGTATTCAAGCTGATCGATTTTATCCTATTAAAGTAAACAGTCGAGGAGAAATTATTTCTTGCGTTTTTATTGACCAAACTCAAATCAAAGCAAAATATTACACGCGACTGGAAATTCACACAATGATATCTAAAGGTTGTGAGATACGCAATTTAGCATATGTGAGTAGTAGCAAATCCAGTATAGGTCGGCCAGTTCCACTGACTACGGTTCCTAAATGGAAAGATATCAAATCGAAAGCTTTAATTACTAATATCGACAAACCATTATTTGCATATTTCAAAATGCCTATGGCAAATAATATTGATACTACGTCAACTTTAGGTGTGTCATGTTTTGTTCGTGCTATAGACTTAATAGAACAAGCTGATATTCAGTGGTCAAATCTATTATGGGAATTCGAGAGCGGACAACGCGCTTTGTATGTCGATTTACTAGCTTTTGGTCGAGATTCTAGTGGTAAACCTATACTTTCTAATAAACGATTATACCGGTCATTAGATGTAGCCGGTGCTGACGATGCTTTATTTAAAGACTGGTCACCTACGTTCCGCGAAGAGAGTATTTTGAATGGATTAGACTCTATTCTAAAACGAGTTGAGTTTGCTTGTGGATTAGCATATGGTACTTTGAGTGATCCGAATATCGTAGCAAAAACTGCTACAGAAATCAAGATCTCAAAACAACGCACATATGCTACTATTACTGATACTCAAAAAGCTTTGCAGAAAGCTTTAGAACAATTAATTTGGGCTATGGATATTTGGACAACTATACATAAATTAGCTAGTTCAGGCGATTACGATATTTCGTTTGAGTTTGATGATTC